AGCAAGTACCGGCGGACACAATCACGCAACCATCGACACCCGAGAACGGATAAAACCTACAAAAGAGATTTCACCCGCACCAGGATAATTAGCCAATGATAATGTAACATGGAGGGCCTGGCCCGCACCTATTATTATAGGATAAGGGAGAGAGACCGTCCACCTCCTTCCTGTATACCCCCAAGCTAGGGTCGGTGGAAGATACCCGTCAAGTGTGAGATCCAAAGTATCATCCCGAACTGCGGTCGTTGGGAGAAGTGGATCCCGAACATCCCAATTACCGTCAGGCCCTACCTGGGAAACATACAAACAGAGCCCAACGAAGTTCTGAACGGGGGGGTTCTGATAGCATAAACATATCGTCCCACCCACACTAGGAAGTGTAGAGAGCGACGAAAATGTGGAGCTAAACAGGGCGCCGGCCGGAGCTGCTAAAAGAACCGGTACGCCACCTATAGTCGTAGTAGCCAAGTTAGTACTCGTTACTACAGACCCCGCCGCCGAAGCGGTAAAACCCCCTTCTAAACACACTTGCGGAGGTATAGAAGAATCGAAGATGTCAACTTCGATTTCCGATACCTCAACCGACCCCACCTGCGGTCCCATAGGGATTACAGGCGGTAATACAACGGCTTGAAAAGTAATTAAGGTACCTGGTATGATAGGCCCGATACCGAAATTCCCCCAAGTCTGGAAGGGAACCGCTGGGGCATCAACTCCAACGATGATTGAATTGGTAACAACCCAATCACCGCGGCCAGAAGATTGTTGTCCCAAACGGAAATCACGAACATGACTGCCACGAGTAGCAGAACGCATAAAGTCTCCTTACGCCCTGCTAGGCAACAGGCCCAATGCGTGCACGGAAGAAAGCCGTAACACGAACGGGTTGGGCGTCCTCCTTAGCGGAGGAACTTACAGAAACGGTAACATTGATGGCCTGACCACCACCAATCACGACGGGCACACTGATACCAAGGTCGAAGCACGGAAGCTCCGCCAGGTCAGTAATGCCCGAGAGATTCTTCTGCTGCCACTCACGCGTGTCAAGAAAGAGATAATCATCTCGACACGCCTCCGAAGCCAAAAGAAGGTTTCGGACGTTCCACAAAGTTGTGGTCACGTTGAGGTCGGACACATAAATCCCGGCCGCAACCTGAAACCGATCCGGAGTGGTATTAGCGAAAGCACTAGAGACGTAGATACGTCCCCGGATTTCGTCCACCCGCAATCGGCCAATGGTGGGAGTAGAGCTCATGGGTGTAGGTTGAATAAACGTAGGCTGGAAAGTGATACTGCCGCCAGAGGCGACAGTAAACCCACCATCCCATGAGAAGAGGCCGCCGACAATGGGTAGACCCGTTGCGTCTAACCCTTGACCGCCGACCACCCAATCCCAGGCTCCTTGAAGTTGCCTCCGAGGAGCAGGTTGGCGCGTGGCCATCATACCACGTCGTTGAGCCAATTGGTTCGAATTACGATTTCTGCGTGCCATTTCTCGCCTTTCAGTTAATAAACCACTAGTAGCCCATTAGTATGAGCATACGTGACCCAGATCAGGAGAAAGACCTTATTAGGCCCGAATCCGGTTCAGCATTCGGACGACCGGACTCCATATCAGCTCACGCACAGGGAGTTTTCCCCTCTCCCCGCCACCTACATCCAGGAGCTGGTTGGCTATATAAACCTCTCGGTCACCACGCTGGATCTTATCCAGCGCTTCCTTGAGGTAGCCATCAAGGCTCCACAAAAGCACACACAACCCCTCGAACCTGGGATGGTCCGCACAGTTGTTGGCTTGCTGGAGCATGCGGTAGGTATTATACTTCCGACTCCAACCGGCCACTTGCATAGGTGCGCGTTCATGGGACATCATATTCATGATTCCCCGCATCACCGGCCGGATACCCTTGAACAATCCATCAACCTCGTAATCTCGATGATGATGCATTTGAAGGTACATCACCTCTCGATCGGAGATTAAGTTCTTGCTCGGGTCCATCTTAATGACCATTCCGAACTCTGACAGGATGGTGCTAGCTAGGTTATCGATGGAGCGTATACCTCTAAACGTATAAACTCCATCATCCCCTTGCACAAAAGCAGAGAGGATGCAGCCCTTATTAAGGCTACAGGCATAAGCCATAACCCACAAATTCACCAGACTGCCAATCAGGTTAGTTAATACTGAACCCGATGGGACTCCTCTCCTCCTCTCGTCGCCATTAATATAGCGACCGGGAGTCTCAAGTCCACTTCCCTTGAACCCTGTATGCACAAAGTCCACCAAGG